GTTGCGCAAGCGTTACTGGGGCAGGCGGTTCTGGGCGCGGGGGTATTTCTCGACAACATCGGGGAATGTGACCGACGAGATCATCATGCAGTACCTGGAATTACATTCCAAACGGGATGCTACCGGCGTCAGCCGGTAGTGGTTCACTACTTCACCGAGTTCGCCATCACTCCGGCGACCGAGGTGGATTTTGATCTCGATAATGGCACGCCCGCGTCCGGAGCCCTGCGCAAACGTTGCCAAGCCCTGATCGAAAGCGTCGAGGACGGCCTCGGGGGCCTTTCCACCGGCGCGGTGCAACTGCGCGCCGAATGCGGTTCGGCCTTCTTTGCCGATCTTGTGGCCCACAAGGAGGTGCGGGAAACCTATCTCAACACGGCCGCCGCTGCGGACCTGCGCAGCCGGGTGTCCGACGAGGTCAGCTTTGGCGGCATCAACTTCCGCCGCTATCGCGGCAACGCCGCCTTCGGGGTGCCGGTCGACAAAGCCTGGTTCTATCCCGAGGGCGTCGAGGGCCTGTTCGAGATTTACTACGCCCCGGCGGACACCTTCGAGACCGTCAATACCCTCGGCCTGCCACTCTACGCTCGCTCCATCCCGGATCGGGATCGCGACGAATGGGTGCGGCTGGAAATTGAGTCCAACCCACTGCCGATCTGCACCCGCCCGCAGGTTTTGCGGTCTGCACGGCGGACCTGATGAACGCCTTTGCCATCGGCATGGATGCATTGTTCGCGGACGACAATATTGCGACGGACGCCATCTACTCGGCCGGGGGCGGCAATCCCGTTCTCGTCCGTGTAGTGGCACGCCGCGCCGACAGTATCACCGGCTTTGGGGAGGCGAAACTCTGGTCGGAAACCCAGCGCTTCGATCTGCGGGTCAGTGAAATCACCAGCCCGCGCCCGGGCGACCGGCTGGAAATCGGTGGTGAGGCGTTCCTGATCCAAGGTGAGCCAATTCGTGATGCGGAACGCCTGATCTGGACCATCGACGTGCATCCGGTATGAAGCTGAAGCTCGACATAGATCCGGACATCGCCGCGATGATGCAGGCTGAGTTTCTGACGGGCGAACGCGCGGTAACCGCCGCCATGCGCCAGGCGGGCAGTGATCTGAAGGCCGACTGGCGGAGGCAGATCACCGGCGCGGGCCTCGGGCAACGGCTGGCGCGCAGCATCCGCAACAAGACCTATCCCGAACGGGGCGAAAGCCTCGATGCCGCTGCCTTCGTCTGGTCAAAAGCTCCGAAGATCATCCGCGCCCATGACAAGGGCATGCTGATCCGCTCGAAACTCGGCTTCTATCTCGCCATCCCGACCGAGGCCGCTGGCAAGGGTCGTGGCGGTGCACGTTTGACGCCCGGTGAATGGGAACGCCGTCGTGGCATGCGATTGCGCTTCATCTATCGGCGCAACGGGCCGAGCCTGCTGGTGGCCGAAATGGCGCGGATCAACACGCGCGGCACGGCGGTGGCGTCGCGTTCCAAAACCGGCCGCGGACAGGTCACCGCGCCGATCTTCCTGCTGGTTCCGCAGGTGAAGCTGCGTAAACGGCTCGATCTGGCGCGGGATGCGGAAAAGGTGGCGAGGTCGGTGCCGGGGTTGATTGTCGAGAAGTGGGTGTAACATACTGGATCATTAATGGATGAAACAAACCCACCAAAAAGTACACGCCCTTGATGGTTGTGTTGGCCACGGGTAGGATTAGCGAAAACTTAGGAGAAAAAATGCGGTTCTTAAAAACAATGATTCCCTTTGTCGCCGCGATGCAAATGTCGTTCCCGGCAATTGCACAATCCTCTGACGAACTCCGATCAGAGTTGGATCTTGTCCTTGAACAAGTTGAGCAAGCAAATTCCGTTATTAGTCGATATGATGGCGGCCTCATTCGAGCACTTGCAGAAACTCGTAAAGAAGCGCTTCTCCTTTCGGAGGCTGTTTTGCGAAACCGCATCTTGGCCGAAGAGGGCGGCGAACCTGTCGAGATCACCATTCCTGCCGTTCAACCGGATGAAGCGAAGGCAACCCAAATACTCGGTGAGATTGCTAATGCACAGCGCCGTGTTGATGATGCAGAGAGGGAGGCTGGACAAGCTGGCGGGTTAATTCAAGCGGTAGCATTAAGCCGGGTCGAAACCGAAAAACTGACCCTTGCCCAACTTCAAATGGCGTATTTTCAGGCTAAATATGGCATAGCATTTCCAGCTGTCACAGCTGCAAGTCAGCAAGATGGTACAGCCAATCGCATGAGTGGATCCGAAATAGCACCCATTGCAGAGGCCACAGATGCACTTCCTTGGGCTGATTCAAGGTTTCCAAATGTTGATTATTCAATCCAACCCTTCGAGCAGGCGCACATTGACGGTGAAAAGATTTCTGGGTGGTGGACTATTGCAACAGAGCGCGCTGCGGTGGACGATAGCCCAAAAGTAACGGCAATCAATTACTCACAGTTTAAACCCAATAGCTATGCTGGAGTCACAGCCCTATTGGCCCGTTGCAACGAGGGTGATACCGCATTAATTTTTCTTCAAGATGACTATCTACTGTCGGATTTTCGACGGAATAGTTTTGATATTACGTATCGGATCGATGACCAACCGGCACAACAAACTCGATGGAGCAGCCTTACGAACAGTAAAGGAGCTGGGCTGTTTGGTCGAGAGGCACAGCAGTTTATTCGCCAAATTTACGATGCGGATCAATTGTTCATTAGACTGGTCGAAAAAAATGGGCAGAGACACGATGCGACTTTTGATTTGTCCGGAGGTCGGGATGCATATGAAGATGTCGCATCAGCCTGCGGATGGACAACGCTGAGTTTAACACCTGATGACTACCGAGCAATCCAAACATTACTAAATGCTGGTGGCTTCGATGCAGGCACACCCGATGGTCAATGGGGGCCGGGTTCTCAGCGCGCGATGAGAGAATTTCAGGCCTCGATAGGTTTGCCGGAATCCGGTGCGCCAGATCGGGACACTTTAGGCAAACTAGGATTTGGGGGTTAACTTAGGATTTGTGGACAATCGCCATTCATTGGCATATATTGCCAATGAAGCGAAAGGATACCCCATGGCCACACGAAACGTCGTACTGACCGATGCGCAATCCAGCTTGGTCGACCGCCTGATCGAGACCGGCCGCTACCAGAATGCCAGCGAGGCCTTGCGCGCCGGTCTGCGCCTTCTCGAGCGTGAGGAAAATGAACTCGATGCCCTGCGCAACCAGCTCTCGGCCGGATTGGCGCAGGCCAAGGCCGGTGATCTGGCCGAAGGGAGCGGCGAAGAGACCATCCGCCGCGTCTTTGCTGCCGCGCGAGGCAAGGCCTGATGCCCAAATCCTGGCGGTTGACCCGTCAGGCCGAGGCGTCCCTTCTCGATATTGCCCTCTGGACGATCGAGACTTTTGGCCCGCGTCAGGCGCAGGCCTATGAGGAAGACCTGATCGTGCGCTGTTCCGGCATCGCATCCGGTACCACGGCGTCGCAAAGTTGCCGGGCGATCATCGACCCCGATCTGAAAGAGGACCTGCGCTTTGCCCGTTCCGGTCAGCATTTCATCGTGTTTGTCGAGGATGAGGCCTGCGTAATCATCGTGGATTTTCTGCATAGCAGGAGCAATCTCCCGGCAAAGCTGGCAAGCCTCGAGAAACAACAGCCAGAACAGAACCATTGAGGTAAGCCGCGTCGTCGGCAAGCAAACCCATGTCCACACCACGAGAAACCATCCTGCAAGCGCTGCTTGCAGCACTACAAACCGTGCCCAGAACCACCGTGCTACGCGGTGCAATCCTCCCCGAGCGGGCACCCGTTGGCGGGTTGTTGATCCTGCGGGACGGCGACCCCGGCACGCCCGATGTCACACTGTCTCCGCTGCAATACCACTATGAGCACCGTGTCGAACTCGAGGTGATCGTGCAGGGCAAAACACCTGCTGCCCGTGATGCAGCCTTTGATGTGCTGCTGGCAAAATTGGCCACTGTTATCACGGCCGACCGAACCCTTGGCGGGCTATGTGACTGGGTCGAGGCCGAAGCGCCGCAACCGGTCGATCTACCGGTGGAAGGGGCGGAGGCGCTGAAAGCGGCCATCGTTCCCCTAATTTTGACTTACACCACGGCTGATCCGCTGGGCTGACCCCGTGGGATGACCCCCACCACCAAACAAAGGAAAACACTATGGCACGCGCACAAGGGGCGCGGTCGCTGATGGCGGCTGCGTTCGAGACAAGTTATGGCACCCCGCCGGTTGGCGGTTATATGCAGATGCCCTTCGCCAGCACCTCGCTGGGGGCGGAGCAACCGTTGCTGGGTTCGGAATTGCTGGGCTATGGCCGTGATCCGCTGGCTCCAATCAAGGACGCGGTGACGGCGGATGGCGATGTGGTGATGCCGATCGATGCCGAAGCGTTTGGCTTCTGGCTGAAGGCGGCGTTTGGTGATCCTGTCACCACCGGCACGGGGCCCTATACGCATGTATTCACGTCGGGCAGCTGGACCCTGCCGAGCCTGTCGATCGAGACCGCCATGCCAGAGGTGCCGCGCTATGCGATGTATTCCGGCTGTGTGCTCGACCAGCTTTCCTGGCAGATGCAACGCTCGGGGTTGTTGACCGCCACCGCCAAGCTGATCGCGCAGGGCGAGGCGATTGCCACCTCGACGGCCGCCGGAACGCCGACCGGCTGGACCCTGCAGCGGTTTGGTCATTTCAACGGGTCGATCAAACGCAATGGCACAAGCTTGGGCAACATTGTCTCGGCCGACATCCAGTATGCCAACAATCTCGACCGGATCGAAACCATCCGCTCGGACGGACGCATCGACGGGGCAGACCCATCGATCGCCGCGCTGACCGGCAAGATGGATGTGCGGTTTGCCGACCAGGTGCTGATGACCCAGGCGATGAACGGCACACCGGCAGAACTGGAGTTCGCCTACGCGCTCGGCAGCGGCGAAAGCCTCACCTTTACCGCCCACGCCGTTTATCTGCCGCGCCCGCGCATCGAAATTCAGGGGCCACAGGGGGTGCAGGCCAGCTTTGACTGGCAGGCAGCTTATGACGCCACCGCCGGGCAGATGTGCACCATCACCCTTGTCAACGATGTCGCAACCTACTGAGGAACAACATGATCCGTCTTGATTTATCAAATGAACCCGCGTGGCTGGACCTTGGCCACGGTGTTCGTCTGCACTTGAACCCGCTAACCACGGCCATGATGGTGGCCTCACGCAATGATCCCGCAGTGGCTGCATTGAACGAAGATGCAACCGACGAAGAAAGTGCACTGGTGTTTGCTAAAGCGCTGGCCTGCAACGCCATTATAGAATGGGAGGGTGTCGGGGACTCTGACGGCAACGTTATTCAAATTACCCCCGAGGGTATATCGGCCCTGCTGGATGTCTGGCCATTGTTCGAGGCGTTCCAAACCAAATACGTTGCCAAAGGTCTGGTGCTGGATCAGGAAAAAAACGTCTCGTCGCCCTTGCCGAGTGGGTCTTCGGCGGGGGCGACGGATATTGCCAAGCCTGTGAAACCAAATGCCCGGACTGCCCGCAAATCCTGAACCAACCACATAGCTATGAGGGTTGGCAGGTCTGGGATCTTGTCGCCCGCCTTGGTGGCCAACTGCGGGTGGCTCCTTCCGGCGGGGTGATCGGATGGGACTTGGGCACGGCCCTTTCATTGGCCTCGGCACTTGGCATCTGCCCGATCGCGACCGCCGAAATCCTCCCTGCAATTGAGGCCGTGATGGTGCATAAAATCAACGAACAGATGGATCAAGGAAATGGCTGAGAAGAGAGTCAGCGTCCGCCTTGCGGCCGTGGGAGGTAAACAGGTCAAAGCCGAGTTTGAAGGTATCGGTGACGCTGGCAAACGCGGCTTTGGCAAGGCTTCGCGCGAAATGGAAATCGCCAATGCGCGACTGGCAAGATTTGCACGGCGCGCCAAGATCGCTGCCGGGATCATGGCGGCAGCTGCCGTAGCTGCAGGCGTTGCCATGGTGCGCTCGGGTCTTCAGACCATCGACGAGCAGGCCAAGCTGGCGGCCTCCCTACACACCACGGCCGAGAGTATCCAGATACTGGCGCGCGCCGGTGATCTGGCTGGTGTTGCAATGGGAGAGGTCGAACAGGCCACCTTTCAGTTGACCAAGCGCCTCAGTCAGGCGGCCGCCGGAACGGGTCCGGCTGTTGATGCCCTGAGACAGTTGCATCTCTCGGCAGCTGATCTTGAGGGGCTCACGGTTGATGCCAAGATCGCCACCATTCAGGATGCAATTGTAAAATTTATCCCGAGCGCGCAGCAGGCCGCGATTGCCTCGCAAATCTTCGGGGATCGCGCCGGTCTGATTTTTACCCGCATTGATAGCGCCACTTTGCGCCAGGCAACACAGGATGTGCAGGATTTCGGCGTCGCTGTATCGGAATCGGACGCGGCCCAAATCCAGCGCACCAATGACGCGCTGTCCCGCATGGGGCTTTTGTGGCGCGGCATCGCCAACCAGCTGGCGGTGGCGGCGGCTCCGGCGCTCGAGGCTATGGCCAATGCCATGGCGGCCATCGGCAAAGTCACCGGCCCGCTCGGGCGCGCCATCAAGGGCCTGTTCAACCATATCGGCGAGATAGCCACCATTGCCGCCACCTTCGCCGCCGTGCTGGGCGGGCGGTTGGTGATTTCTTTGGCCAGCGCGGCTCTGGGGATAAAAGGCGTGTCGATCTCGCTCATTGCCCTGCGCGGTGCCCTAATCCGCACCGGTATCGGCGCACTGATCATTGGTGCGGGAGAACTGATCTACTGGTTCGGGCGTCTCGTCAAAGGCGCTGGTGGCTTTGGCGAGGCCATGCGCTTGCTGAAGGATGTCGCCATCGAGGTCTGGGAGCGCATCAAGCTCGGGGGCAAATCCCTTGGCGCGGCGCTCTCGTCGGTCTGGGCGCGGATCAAGGCCGGTTGGCTAACGATGCTGGCGGGGATCCAGAAAACCTGGACGGATTTCCTGCATGCGATGACGCGCGGGATTTCCAACATCCCGGGCATGGACAGCGCGATGCTGGCGATTGGCAATGCGGCGATCATGGCGGGTTCGGCCTATTACGAGATGGCTGCCACCGCCGAGGATGCCCGAAACGCCGCCGACGGGCTGGTGAACTCCTCCCGCGAAATGGCGCAGGCCGCGACCGCGCCGCTCACCTCCATGCAGGCCCTGCGCGATGCCATGAGGTCGAGCGCCGAGGACGGCGAGAGCGGTCTTGCCGGAACCACCTCCGCCGCCGAGGTCCTGTCCCGAGCGGTCACCGGAGCGGGTGGGGCCGCGCGTGCGGCGGCCGAAATTGCCAAAACCGCATGGGAATTGGCGGCAGGTTCCCTCAAGGATTACGCCGCCAAGGCCGCCAATGTCGGCAAGGGGATCGGCGATGCGCTGGTCAGCGCTTTCACCAGTGCCGAGAGCGCCATCGGTGAATTCGTCAAAACCGGCAAGCTGGATTTCCGCTCACTGGTGACGTCTTTGCTGGCGGATATGGCCAAATTGTCGGCGCGAAAGTTCATCCTCGGGCCGCTGGCCAATGCTTTGTCGGGTGCACTTGGCAATCTCGGTGGCATCTTTGCGCCAGTGTTACACGCGGGCGGCATGGTTGGCGGAGCCGCCCCGCAAAGGACTGTGCCTGCCATGGCCTTTGTGGGTGCGCCGCGCATGCATTCCGGTGGCTGGGCCGGTCTGCGCCCAGACGAAGTGCCCGCCATCTTGCAAAAGGGCGAGCGGGTGCTGAACCGGCGCGAGGCATCGCAATACGGAACCGGTAGTTCCCAGAACATCACCATCAACATCCAGACCCGCGATGCCGAGAGCTTTCGACAATCGCGCACCCAGGTTTCGGCCGACATTGCCCGTGCTGTCGCCATGGGCCGGAGGGGCATGTAAATGGCGTTTCACGAAATCCGCTTTCCCGACAATATCAGTCGGGGCGCACGCGGTGGCCCCGAGCGGCGCACCCAGATTGTCGAGATGGCCTCGGGCGACGAGGAACGCAATGCCAGCTGGGCCAATTCGCGGCGACGCTATGATGCGGCCTATGGCATCCGCCGCGCTGACGATCTGGCCGCCGTGGTGGCGTTTTTCGAGGCGCGCAACGGACGGCTCTACGGGTTTCGCTGGAAGGATTGGGGTGATTACAAATCCTGCCTGCCGTCGGGTGGGCCTGCCGCAACAGATCAGACGATCGGCATTGGCGACGGGGCGAGCACCGCGTTTCAACTGGCGAAGGCCTATACTTCCGGCGCGCAAACATGGACCCGCACGATCACAAAACCGGTGGCCGGTACGGTCTCGGTGGCGCTGGACGGGATCGCGCAAGCCTCGGGCTGGTCCGTGGATACCACCACGGGTCAGATCACCTTTACCACCGCTCCGGCCACGGGAACCGCCATAACTGCCGGTTTTGAATTCGATGTGCCGGTGCGTTTCGACACCGACCGGCTTGACGTCACTCACGACCTCGAGCGCCTCGGGTCCATCACATCCATACCGCTAATCGAGGTCCGCCGATGAAGTCCTTCCCCCAATCCCTGCAAACCCATCTCGACAGTGGCACGACCACACTCGCCTGGTGCTGGCGGCTCACCCGTAATGACGGCGCAGTGTTCGGCTTTACCGATCATGATCGCCCTCTGACGTTTGACGGGACCACATTCGAGCCGGAATCCGGTTTCACCGCCTCGGAAATCCGCGCTGGTTCCGACCTCTCTGTCGATGCACAGGAGGCCGAGGGCGTGCTGACCTCCACCACCATCACCGAGACCGATATTCTTGATGGCCGCTGGGACAACGCCACCGTGGAGATCTGGCGCGTCAACTGGGCCGACACCACCAGCCGTGCCCTGCTGCGGCGCGGAGCCATCGGTCAGGTCCGGCGCGGGCGGCTGCATTTCGTCGCCGAGATGCGCAGCCTCGCCCATGTGCTGGGCCAGACCCTCGGGCGGACGTTTCAGGCGAGCTGCGATGCAGCCTTGGGGGATGCCCGCTGCGGCGTCGATTTGAACGCGCCGGCATTCAAGGCGACCGGCACTGTGGTTTCGCTGTCGGGAGATCGCGGCTTTGCAGTTTCCGGCCTCTCGGGTTTTTCGAATGGCTGGTTTGCGCTCGGCACGCTGCACTGGCTGACCGGTGCCAATACCGGACGCAAGGCCGAGGTGCTGGGCCATGCGCTGACCAGCGCAGACGTCATCATCACTTTGCTCGAGGCACCGGTTCGCGCTGTCAAGGTTGGCAATACCTTCGATATCTTCGCCGGTTGCGACAAGCGATTTGAAACCTGTCAGGCCAAGTTTGCCAACGCGGTCAATTTCCGAGGCTTTCCCCATATCCCGGGTCAGGACACCATTATCCGCTACGCCGCCAAGGGTGATGCCAATGCGGGGTCGGTGCTGTGAGCTATCCTCAGAGGTTCAATTCCCCGTCGGCAAACAAATTGGGAAATAAGCGTTCGCGATATTCCAGCGGAAAGGCCAGACGTACCGGAGTTTTCGGCGACGCCGACTTGAGAAACCCGGCTTTCGTCAACGCGGACATCGTATTGCGCGCCGAACGCTCGGAAATCTTCAGAACCAGGGCGGCGTCTCCCCGCTCCAGAGACCCGTGCCGCAATACAGCCGACAAAAGTTCCTCCGCTCGCTTGTCCGGCAAAACATCCCGCACCAGCCGGCGATACCTGTCCTCCAGTCCGCCAAGGTCAAACAAGCGGGCGGAAAAGGTGATCTGGTCCAGCATCACTTGCAAAAACCAGCGGCAAAAAGAATGCAGCGCGGCCTCGGACAGGTTACCCCGACCGTCGCGATCACCCCGTCGCGGCGTATCGGCATAATCCATCATCCGCTTGTATTCGCCCCGATCTTCCAAACCGCGCGCAAGGCCACGCGACACAGACCAAAGCCCCTGGCCACCAATACCGGCCCTGAGCGCCATGGCATGAGACATCAACCTGCTGACCCGCCCGTTGCCGTCCGGAAAAGGGTGAATATAGTTCAGCCGGTGATGCGCCGAAGCAATGGCAATAATCCGGTTACTGGCGGATTTTTCCGCCATGGCGAAGCGCTTTTCAAAATGCGCCATAAAGGCGGCTACCCTGTCGGACGAGGGTGGAAGATGGCGGCCAACGGCAACTTCGGTATCTCCATCCTGACGCATCCGCCCGGGAATTATGTCTTCTCTTGTGCCATCGGGGTGTTCGACATAGCAAAACTCCTCCGGCATTTCTTCGTAAAAGACCCTGTGAACCCATGATATAAATTCCACAGATGTCGGCTGGACAAGTGTTCCCGTTCGAAAATCTTCATCAATTTTCCGCTGGACAATAACATGGGCACGCGCCTCCAGAGCCAGGGGGCGGGTTTCCTCTTCCAGCTCGGCACCGGCAAGGGCACGCTCGATATCGCGAGGCCGCGTATTATGGCCTTCTATCAGGTTCGAGTAATAGCAATTCATGATCCGCACGAGCTCGGCCAGTTCTGCTGCGCTTTCCGGATGCAGATCGCGCCCCAGGCCATCCGCCGCTTGCTGGATCTCGACCACAAGATCGGCGAGATCGGCCGGAATTCTGTCCTCGAACAGGCAGGGTTCAATTCTGGCCGGTGTTTCCATCATGTTTTGCCGATCTACAGTAGGGAAATTATGCACTGAATATAGGGCATTAGACTCCATAAAGGCAAGTCGTTGCCGATATCTGTTGCCGATCTTTGACGGCACAAAAAACACGTAGCAACAACTGTGTAAAGAAAGCAGGCTGAAAATGGAAGAAACATCACAATCCGCCCCGGCGCGGATCGTCAAGGCTGCCCGCCGCTGGATCGGCACGCCGTATCATGATCAAGCCTCGGTGTGCGGTGTCGGTTGCGATTGCCTCGGCCTGCTGCGCGGGGTCTGGCGCGATGTTGTGGGGCCGGAACCGATGCCAGTTCCGCCATATTCCCGTGATTGGGGCGAAACGGGACCGGTCGAGGTGTTGGCCGAGGCCGCGCGGATCACAATGCTGGAGCTGGATGTTGCGGAGGCCCGCGCCGGTGACATCATCCTGTTTCGCATGCGGTCAGGCGCGATTGCCAAGCATGTGGGAATTCTGAGCGGCACCGCCCGGGGTGCGCACTCGCACCGCGGCGGGCGTTCCCGCTTTGTTCACGCCTATGAGCGCACCGGTGTGATCGAGGAACATCTGACGCCCGCTTGGCAGCGCCGGATTGCTTTCGCGTTTCGTTTTCCTGTGAGGTAGACCATGGCTTCCATTCTATTAGCTTCTGCCGGTGCCGCGATCGGTGGCAGCATCGGCGGGGCCATTCTCGGCGTGTCTGCTGCCACCATCGGTGGCGCGATCGGATCTTTTGCCGGGTCGATGATCGACAGCTGGATTGTCTCGTCGCTCGCACCTGGTCAGCGTATCGAGGGCCAGCGGCTGGAAAACCTGACACTGACCACCTCGACCGAAGGGGCAGTGATCCCGCGCATCTATGGCCGGATGCGGATCGGCGGCAATATCATCTGCGCCACGGATTTCACCGAGACGGTGAATACGACCACGCAGGGCGGCGGCAAGGGCGGCGGGCCGAAGGTCACGACCACGGCCTATCTTTATTCCGCGTCTTTCGCGGTGGCCCTGTGCGAGGGGCCGATCTCCGGCATCGGGCGCATCTGGGCCGATGGCAAACCGCTCGATCTCTCCGGCGTCACATGGCGGATTTACAAGGGTGATGAGACCCAGCAGACGGACCCCTTCATCGAGGCCAAGATGGGTGCCGGATTTGCGCCCGCGTATCGCGGCACGGCTTATGTGATGTTCGAGGAACTGCCGCTGGAGCAGTTCGGCAATCGTATCCCGCAGCTGTCCTTCGAGGTCTTCCGCCCCGTTGTTGAACCCGACACCGCCGAGGGCATGATCCGCGCCGTCACCCTGATCCCCGGCACCGGCGAGTTCGTCTATGCAACCGAGGGCATTTCCCGTGGCTCCGGTGGCAATACCGCATCGGAAAATGTGCACACCACCAACGCGGTGCCTGACATCGTCGCGGCGCTCGACCAGTTGCAGGCCGCCGCACCAAACCTCGAGAGCATCAGCCTCGTGGTCAGCTGGTTTGGAACCGACCTGCGGGCCGGAAACTGCCAGATTGTGCCCGGAGTCGAGAACACCACCAAGGCCACCACCCCGAAAAGCTGGGCCGTGAATGGCGTCCCCCGCGCCGGTGCGCATGTGATCAGCCTCGATGCAACCGGCCGCACGGCCTATGGCGGCACACCTGCGGATTTTGCCGTGGTGCAGGCTATACAGGAGATCAAGGCACGCGGGCTGCGGGTCACGTTTTACCCGTTCCTGCTGATGGATATTCCGACAGGCAATACTTTACCCGATCCGTATTCGGACAACGGGGCCACAACCGGCCAACCCTCTTACCCATGGCGCGGGAGGATCACTTGTTCTCCGGCAGCAGGCTATGTCGGGACTGTGGACAAGACCGTTGCTGCCGCTGCACAGGTTTCCGCGTTCTGTGGCAATGCACAGGCGTCCGACTATGCGGTCAGCGGCGAGACCGTTTCGTGGACCGGCGGCACCGATTGGGGCTACCGGCGCATGATCCTGCACTATGCCCATCTCTGCGCGGCGGCTGGTGGCGTCGATGCCTTCCTGATCGGCTCGGAATTGCGCGGCCTGACGACAATTCGCGACGGGGCATCTTCCTATCCGGTCGTATCTGCATTGACGCAACTGGCCGGTGATGTTGCGGGCATTCTGGATCCCGGCACCGCCATCAGCTACGCCGCCGACTGGTCGGAATATTTCGGGCACCAGCCAACGGATGGCTCCGGCGATTTGTTCTATCACCTCGACCCGCTCTGGTCCGACCCGGATATAGATTTTATCGGCATCGACAATTATCTGCCGCTGTCGGACTGGCGCGATGGGCTTGACCACGCGGATGCGCAGGCGGGATGGGCTTCAATCCGCGATATCAATTACCTGCACAACAATATCGAAGGCGGCGAAGGGTTCGACTGGTTCTATGCCTCGGACACCGACCGCACCGCCCAGATCCGCACGTCCATTACCGATGGTGCCTACAACAAGCCCTGGGTCTTCCGCCCCAAGGATATCCGCGCGTGGTGGAACAATGCACATTATGACCGCCGGGCGGGGTTGAAAGCACATCCCCCACCGGATGGATACCGCAATCCAAACCCATCCGTTTTACCGAGCTCGGCTGTCCGGCTGTTGATCGCGGCACCAACCAGCCCAATGTGTTCTATGACCCGAAATCAGCTGAAAGCGCGCTACCGCATTTCTCGCGCGGCTGTCTGGACATGGGACGCGCGGCCCTATCCGGATTTTCCCGCCCGCGAGGATGTCTGGGCCGATGCGCCGAACTGGCGGCTTGGCCACTGGCTGAACGGTCGTCTCGGGGCGGCCGGGCTTGGCGCGTTGGTGCGCGAGCTTTGCCGCCGAGCGGGGCTGGCAGAAAGCCTGATCGATGTGAGTGAATTGTCGGACACGGTCCCGGGCTTTGTGATTTCCGCTCTGGAAAGCCCGCGTGCCTCGATTTCAACGCTGGCGCGGCATTTCGGGTTCGATGCTGTCGAAAGCGGTGGCGTGATCCGGTTTGTTACGCGCGGCCAGCAGGCAGTGTCCACAATCAATCCTGACGACATGGTGGCTGCACAGGGCGACATCATGGAACTGACCCGCGGGCAGGAAACCGAACTGCCACAAGCGCTCAAATGGCAACTGGTGCGCCCAGACGAGGAATACGATACCGCCACCGTTGAAGCCCGCCGCGTTACGGTCGACGCCGCCCGAGTGGCAGCCGACAGTTTTCCCTTGGCAGTATCGTTAGA